TCAGCCCGGCCAGGGCATCTTCTCGCCGGGTTACCCGCTGGCGCCGCTCGATGCGGAGCGGGTGCGGCTGTGGGATTATCCGGTCGGCGTCAACACGATCTACACGCCGCGCTCGTACGAGGCGATTTCGTTCGAGGAGCTGCGCCGGCTCGCCGACACGCATGACATCACGCGGCTGGCGATCGAGACCCGCAAGGACCAGATCGAGCGGCTGGATTGGTCGATCCGCGTGCGCAGCGGCCAGGCGGGGCGGCTCGACGCACGGTCGCGGAGCGCGGCGGTCGGTGAATTCTGGCGCCGGCCCGATGGCGAACGGCCGTTCGCGAGCTGGCTGCGCGAGCTGCTGGAAGACGTTCTGGTGCTCGACGCGGCGGCTTTGGAGGCGCGGCGCAATCGCGGCGGGGCGCTGATCGGGCTCGATGTCGTCGACGGTGCGACGATCAAGGTGCTGGTCGATGAGACCGGGAGGCGGCCACGGCCGCCGGCACCGGCCTACGAGCAGGTGATCAAGGGGCGGCCGTGGAAGCTCTTGACCGCCGGCGAACTGCTCTATCTGCCGCGCAACCCGCGGCCGCACAAGGCCTACGGATTCGGCCCGGTCGAGCAGATCGTGATGACGGTGAATATCGCGCTGCGCCGCCAGCTGATGCAGCTGCAGCACTTCACCGAGGGCAATGTGCCGCCGGGGCTGCTCAACGCCCCCGACGGGTGGAATGTCGAGCAGATCAGCCAGTTCCAGGAATGGTTCGACAGCGTGCTCGCGGGGAATACCGGGTCGCGGTCGCGGCTGTTGTGGGGACCTTCGGGGGCCAAGTACCAGGCGTTCAAGGAAGCGCCCTACAAGGACGATTTCGACGAATGGCTGGCGCGCATCGTCTGTTACGCGTTTTCGCTGCCGGCGACGGCGTTCAGCCGGCAGGTGAACCGGGCCACCGCCGAGACCGCGCAAGAGGCGGCGCAGGACGAAGGCCTGGCGCCGCTGATGGGCTGGGTCAAGCGGCTCGCCGATCAGGTGATCCAGGACGTGATGGGTCACCCCGACCTCGAATTCGCCTGGGCCGACCTGCGCCCCGCCGCTCCGGCCGAGCAGGCGAAGATCATCGATACGTATGTCCGCAATGGCGTCTACGCGGTGAATGAGGCGCGGGCGTTGCTGGGGCTCGACCCGGTGCCTGGCGGCGACGCGCCGATGGTCGACGGCGCGCAGAGCGCAAGGGCGGTTCACGCAGCGAGCGCCCCGTCTGAAACCCGGCGATCGCGTTACGCCTCGGGCCTCTGCCATTGCCAGAACAAAGAGAATCGCGCTCACGGATCATCGCTGCGCAAGGACGATGATGAAGACGGCGAGTTCGATGTCGCCGCGTCGGGGGACCTCCGGTGCGATGGCTCTTCGGCCGGTTGCCAAAGCGGCGGAAGCTATGGACAACCCGCTAAGTATCGGATTGGAGGACGTAACCTCTGTTGGGATTGTGCTGTAAAATCTATGGGTCTTGAAAACGAACCTGCAGCGACGAAGGTTTGGGAACTGGAAAAACACATACTCGACCCCGAGTAAGGATAGATTGCCCATGACGACCGACCGAGAAAATGCACTGAAGGATCTAGCTGTGGGGGATATTTTCCACGCTCGGAATCCGGAAAGCGGGGCGAGCCTGGTATGTCTGGTCACCGGTGTCGAGGACGGGACTATTTGCGCACGGCGAATTCATACTCAGGACGATGTCAGATTCGATCGGAGCACGGGCCTTAAATCGGGCAAAAGCCAGGCGAAGATTGATTGCGTGGCGCCGCTTCCGCCCGAGATTTACGAGGTCTTCTTCCAGATGGATCGGCGATATCAAGCGGCCCACGCACGAATCCGCCAGGGTGCCGAGCCGGACCCGAAAGAGCTCAGGTGGACCCCTGAAGAACGTCGGGCGCATGGTCTTCTTGATGCGCACATCGAGGCCAATGCGATCTGACTAGCGCGCGAGTTCTGCGAGTATCGGTAGAGATGCTGGTCGCAGCCGGAATAACGCGAACGTAAATCTTTCAACAACACGGTGATCCGCATGCGTTTTTATGCTCCGATCGCCAAGGTCGACGCCGAGGAGCGGATGGTCTGGGGCTATGCCTCGACCGCCGCCGAGGACGACCAGGGCGAGATCATCACCCGCGACGCGCTGGCCGAGGCGCTCGGGGGCTATATGCAATTCGCCAATATCCGCGAGATGCACCAGATGTCGGCGGTCGGCGTCGCCGAGGAGGCGGGGGTCGACGACAAGGGCCTTTATCTGGGCGCCCGGATCGTCGATCGGCGCGCCTGGGAGAAGGTGAAGAGCGGCGTCTACAAGGGGTTTTCGGTCGGCGGCAAGGTGCGGGCGCGCGACCCGCGCGACCGTAAGGTCATCACCGGGCTGAGCCTCACCGAGATCAGTCTAGTCGACCGGCCGGCCAATCCGGAAGCCGTGTTCGACTGCTGGAAGGCGGAGGGCGGCGAGGCGATGGCGGACGATGTCGGTTACGCCGATCCCGGCTACCAGGCCGATGGGCAGAAGCGCTATCCGCTCGACGGCGAGCGGCATATCCGCGCCGCCTGGGCCTTTATCCAGATGCCGGGCAATGCCGCCTGCTATACCGCCGAGGAGGTCGACAAGATCGAAGCGCGCATTGTGGCGGCGTGGAAGGCGAAGATCGATCCAGCCGGTCCACCGGCCGCCAAGGTGTCGGCGGCCGACGAGCGGGCGGTGCTCGACCATATGCATGATGGCCTGAAGGTGCTGACCGGCGGCGATTGCTGCACGGCGTCGAAGGCGATGGGTCGGCGTACGAAGATTGGGCTCGGGAAGCTGAAGGATGTGCACGACGCACTGTGCCGTGCCGGGGCGCGGTGCGATGGGTTTGTCGACGACGCCGTGACCGCGGACAGCGACAAGTCGGCGCGCGCCGACGATTTGATGAAGGCGTTTGCCAGTACGGTCGTGCCGCGCCTCGAAGAGCTCGAAAGATCCGTCGCCGTGTTGAAGGCGATGCCGCTGCCGCCGCAGACCGTGACACGCCCGGCCACGGGTATCTCGAAGCGCGACGACGGGGGCTATTCCGGCGTTTCGGCCGAGGACATCGTCGCCGCGCTCGCGCGGATGAGCGACGAGGAACGCACCTTAGCGCTGATCAAGGCCGCGCACGCCAACCCGATCCGGCCATTTGGTTTGCGCTGACCGATGATGCCGCATGGACGATCGGATTTTTCGAGGTTCGTTACGGCTTACCCATATCCCCCGTAGGGGATGACGGCGGCTTCGGCCGCACCGAACATACGCAACCCCAGCCCGCCGTTCGGCGGGTTTTTTGTTGCCCGAGCGGAGGGAAATGAAGGCATGAACCCGACACAAGACACGCTAGATCTGGTCAAGGGCGCGCTGCGCAGCCCCAGCGACCCGATCGCCAAGACCATCAATACCGCCACCGGCCTCGTCGCGTTTGATCTCCAGGCGCCGGCGAAGAACCTCTATCCGTTTGTCACGCCGATCCGGAACGTCATTCCGCGGGTCGGCGGCGGCACCGGCACCGCGACGCATTGGCGACAGGTGACGGCGCTGGTCGGCTCGGGCTTTGACGCGATGGGCTGGGTGCCGGAGGGGCAGCGCTCGGCGCAGATGTCGTACACCACCGCCACCAAATCGGCGACCTATGTCACGATCGGCGAGGAGGATGCCGCGACCTATGAGGCGATCAGCGCCGGCCGCGACTTCGAGGACATCCAGGCGCGGATGACCTTTCGCCTGCTGCAGAAGATGATGCTGAAGGAGGAGATGGCGATCCTCGGCGGCAACGCCTCGTTGCAGCTCGGGTCGCCGGCGACGCCGGTGCTGTCGGCGTCGGGCACCGGCGCGACGCTGCCGATGGCGACCTATTATGTGAAGGTGGTCGGGCTGACGCTCGAAGGCTACCAGAATTCGAGCCTGACGGGCGGCGTCGCCACCACCAAGGCCATCACCGGGGCGGACGGCAACGGCTACACGCTGGCCGGCGGGTCGTCGAACATCAGCGCCGAGGCGAGCCAGGCAGTGACCTTGGGGCAGACGCTGTTCGCCAGCGTGACGCCGATTGCCGGCGCGGTCGGCTATGCGTGGTATGTCGGCAGCGCGACCGGCACCGAGCGGCTCGAAGCGATCACCACGATCAATAGCGCCGCCTTCTCGGCGCCGTTGGCGGGGACCGGGCAGCTGCAATCGGTGGTTACCGCCGACAACTCGGCCAATCCGAGCTACGCCTATGACGGGCTGTTGACGAGCGCGGTGAAGAGCGGGTCCAACGCCTATGTCGCGACGATGGCGACCGGCACCGCGGGCACCGGCACGCCGCTAACCTCGTCGGGACGCGGCTCGGTGGTCGAGATCGACACGATGTTCCAGACGATGTGGAACAATTACCAGCTATCGCCGACCGTGCTTTACGTCAACGTGCAGGAGCTGAAGAATATTACCGCCAAGGTGCTGTCGAACGCCTCGGCGCCGCTGCTGCGCTACGAGGTGAGCGGCGACGGCAACGCCTACGATCTGGCGGCGGCCGGGGCGGTGTCTTTCTATTTCAACCCCTTCGCGCTGAATGGCGGCTTGCGCATCCCGATCCGCATCCACCCGAAAGTTCCACCGGGCACGATCATCGGCTGGGCCGAGAATCTGCCGGTGCAGTACCAGTCGAACGAGGTGCCGAACGTCGCCGAAGTGAAGACGCGGCAGGATTACTACCAGATCGATTGGCCGGTGGTCACGCGGCAGCGCCAGGTCGGCGTCTATGCCGAAGAAGTGCTGGCGGTCTACGCGCCGTTCGCGATGGGGGTCATCACCAATATCGGCAACGGGTAAGGGAACACATCAACGCGAAGGACGCGGAGCTGACGCAGAGTACGCGGAGGGCTACAGGCCCTCGGCGACCTCCGCGGCTTTCTCCGCGACCTCGGCGCTGGATCTTCTCTATGCCTGCGGCGCTGTGCTGCGAATTTTCCGGGAAATCGTTATGGCTTATGGCGATCTTTGTACGTTGGGCGATGTCGCGGCGTGGCTCCAGACCGGGCAGAACCCGTTTCCGGCGACGGATGATGCGCTGCTGGCGCGGCTGATTACGGCGGCGAGCCGGGTTATCGAGAGCTGGCTCGACCGCCAGATCCTGTCCGCGGACTGGATCGAGGTGCGCGACGGTAATGGCGGGCAGCGGCTCGCGTTTGCCAATGTGCCGGTGACGGCGGTTCTGTCACTGTCGATCGACGGACTGGCAATTCCTCCGGCGCCGCCACCAGAAGCTATTGGCCGTGGAGGGTTTGGCGCTGGTTATGTCTTTAACCCGACCGAGCTGGCGCTGCGCGGCTATGTGTTCACGCGGCGGGCGCAGAATGTGGTGGTGACGTACACCGCCGGGTATTCGAGCGTGCCGGCCGACATTGCCCAGGCCTGCATCGAGTTGGTCGCGCAGCGTTATCGCGAGCGGACCCGGATCGGCGAGGTGTCGAAGGCGCTGATGAGCGGCGAGACCGTCGCCTTCTCGCAAAAAGACATGAGTGACGGCATCAAGACATTGCTGTCGGAATATCGGGCGGTGGCGCCGGTTTCGGGTTTCGCGCGGCGCCTGGCGCCGACCGCGACCGATCCGGCGACGCTGGCGGCAGCGCTATGATTACGGCCTCGATCACCGGGGTCGGCGGCCTCGCGGCGTTGCCGCAGGCGCTGGCTGATCGTCTGTCGCAGGAGATCGAACAGCTCGGCGGGGTGCTGCGCGCGCGCATCGAGCGCAATCTGTCGGGCGTGGTGTTGCAGCGGCGGACCGGGCGGCTCCTCGGCAGCATCAGCGTCGAGGCCGAGCGCGTGGGGATGGGGGCCAGCGTCACGGTCGGTAGCGACTCGCCCTACGCGGCGATCCACGAATATGGCGAGACGATCCCCGCGCGGTCGGTGCTGCCGCGGAGCGCGCGGGTGCTGGCCTTTCCGTGGCGCGGGCAGCAGCGTTTTTTCAAGCGGGTGCAACTGCCGGCGGTGACGATGCCGGAACGCTCGTTTATGCGCGCGGCGCTCAACGAGACGCTGCCTGAAATCCGCGCCGCGATCGAGGCGGCGGCAGCCGAGGCGCTGCAGTCATGATCGCGCGCGAACCGATCTATTCCGCACTGTTCGAGCTGCTCGAAGGAGCGGCGGATTTTGCCGTGGTCGGCCGGCGGTTGCGGCATTGGAGCGATGTGTCACCGGCCGAGCAGCCGGCGCTGTTCGTCGCGCAAAAAAGCGAACTGGCGACGGTCAAGACGCTGGGCGCGCCGACGGTCTGGACGTTGGCGGTTGACCTGTATGTCTACGTGCATTCGAGCGATCCCTACCGGCCGCCCGCGATGGTGCTGAACCCGCTGCTCGACGCGGTCGAGGCGGCGCTCGCGCCGTCGGCGGTCACGGGGCTGCAGGACCTCGGCCTGCCGGCGACGGTCCAGCACGCATCTATCAGCGGCAAGATCGAGACCGACGAGGGTGTGCTCGGCGATCAGGCGGTGGCGATCGTGCCGGTCGAAATCCTGTGCCTTGCCTGAGGCGCGCCGTCGGGCGCGCCGGCTGATTTTCCGAATCTTGAGGACCAACAGATGGCTCATCGACATTCCTGGGCGCTGGCGGTGCCGCTGCTGTGGGCGGCGGCGCCGGTTCATGCCGACAATAGCAAGGGGCCGTTTCAGCCGGTGGCGCCGGGGGCGACATCGCCGCCGGTGCAGATCGTCATTCCCGACGGCACGGGGAAGACCGCGCCGCCGAGCCCGACGCTGCCGCTCACCGTCGGCGGCACGGTGTCGATCAATGCGCTGGCGACCGTCAATGGCGCCGGCTCGGTCACGCGGCCGGCGAATACAACGGCGTATACCGGCGCGCAGCTCGTCGCCAACAACACCAGCGGGAGCGCCGCGCCGACACAGGTGACCGTCACCGGCACCAATGCCGGCACCGGAAAGATCGTCGCCGCGTTCGCCGCGACGAGCTACACCGGGGGCTCGGCGCCGCCGACGCAATACTGGCACCTGTTCGCCAATTCGGGGATCACAGTGTCGGGACTGGTCGACGGCTCGGCCTATGTCGGACCTTACCTGGCCGATCTAACGGCCGGCTATTACGTCGGCACGCTGACTTGCGCGGCGTGGCAGAAGACCAATGACGGCACGGCAAAGTGGTTTTCGCCGTGCTCGACCAACAACGCAGTGATCGGCGCGCTGCCGTTCAAGGCGCTCGCCGGGCAGACCTATCTCTACGCGCTGGTCGCGACCGGCGCCGGCGGGTACACGCCGATCTCGGGCGAGGTCGAGACGCTGCTCGTCTCCACCGATCGGGACAATTAGTCCGATGAACCCCATCTCTCGCCGGGGCGCCGGCGTTGCGCTGGCCGCGCTCACCTTTGCCGCGCTGGCCAACCGCGCGGCCGAGGCCGACCGGGTGCGCGAACGCGACCAGCTTGGCGGCGCACCGGGCTGGGTGCTGCCGGGGGCCTCGCTCGATTTCGATTTCCAGAACGGGCGGTACTGGCAGGGCGGCACGTCGTGCCGCAGCGCCGCGACTTGCCTGACGGTCAGCCGCGCCTCGGCCAAATATTGCGACGACACGGCGCGCGTCTGGCATCAGGCGCCTGCCAATGTGCTGTGCGCCACCAACAAGGGCGCGCTGATCGAGGAGGCGCGGACCAATTCACTGCGCAACAGCTCGATGGCCGGCGCCGTCGCCGGTTCACCCGGCACGCTGCCGACCGCCTGGAGCCTTGGCTCGACAGCTGGGTTAACGCAATCGATCGCCGGGACTGGCATCGCCGCCAATGGCATCAACTATATCGACTTTCGGTATCAGGGGACGAGCAGCGGCACATCAATCGCGATCTTCCCCGACCTCTCGACCCAACAGATCGCCGCAGTGCAAGGCCAATTTTGGACCCACTCGTACTTTTTCGCTCTAGTCGGCGGCACACTAACCAATGTCTCTTCGTTTGACGCTGACATTCAAGAAGCGAATGCTGCCGGCACCGTGCTGGCGACCACCACGGTAAATGTTGGGTTGCCGTCAGCGACGATGACGCGAGCGACGAGCGGTTCTGTGACATTAGGGCAGGCAACGACTGCCTTTGTTCGGCCTCGAATACTCGTCACTATTGCCAACAGCGCGTCGATCGATTTCACGGTTCGGATCGGCTGGCCGCAGATCGAGCAGTGCGCGCTGTCCACCGTCTGTGCCGCCTCGAGCCCAATCCCAACGGCATCGGCCGCGGTCACGCGTCAGTTGGACAATGTGACGGCGACCACAAACATCGCCGGCGCGGCGAACGGCAGCGTGACGGCTTTTGTCAGCGGCTCGCCGAACATGCCCAACAACTACGGCATCACGAACACCGCGTTGCAGGTCGACTGGGGCGTCAACAACCAAAGCCGGTTGGATTTCGACCGCAACGCCAATAACGGCATCATGGCGCCCGGCCTTGCCGTGGCGGGCGTGGCGCAGACGACGCCGGTGCCGGCAACCGTCGTGAACCCCGGCGACAAGTTCAAGGCCGTCTTTGCCGTAGCGGCCAATAGCCAGAGCTACGCGATCGGCGGAACGTTGTCCTCATACGACAGCGGCAATTCCACCTTCGTCCCGGCACACGTCATGGTGGGGGAAGGCGGAATTTTCCAGCACCAGTTCAACGGCTACGTCACACGTGTCGCGGTTTGGGCAACCCAGCGCCTGCCCAGCAGTCTCGTGCAACAGCTGACGAACTAGACTAACGCGTTTCGGCCGCTTGATGCGGCCTGTCACCACCGACCAGGAGAGAGCCGATGAACGACACCGCCGTGTCGCAGGAGGCCTTTGCGTCCGGGCCAGAGCTATCTTTAGGCATCCACGACGCACTCGTCGAGCGCTGGTGGACGGACCATTTCCCGGGCTCGCCGGTCGCTGCGGTCACCGCCGCTTGGAACCACGCTTTCGCTGCGAAGGAAGAACTGAAACGGCGCCTCGCCCATTCCGCCGGCGCCTGCGTCAAGGAGGACAACTGACATGCAGCTCGCATTCGGCGCCGGAGCGCTGTGGGGTAACCGCACGGATGTCAGCGGCTCGGGCGTCGGCCCGGACCAGTTCGGCATCCTGCAGGATGTGCAGATCGATTGGGACTGGCAGACCAAGGAGTTGTGGGGCCAATATCAGTTTCCGGTCGATATCGCGCGCGGCCAGGGCAAGATCACCGGCAAGGCCAAATTCGCGCGGATTTTCGGCGCCATCTATGGCGATCTGTTCTTCGGCCAGACGCCGGCGAGCGGGCAGCTGACCGTATCGGAGAACGAGGCGGCGAATGTCCCGGCAACGACGCCCTATACCGTGACCGCGGCCAACGCTTCGAATTTCTCGGATGATTTGGGCGTGTTCTACGGCAGCGGCGCCAATGCCGGACAGCGGCTGACGCGGGTTACGACGCCGTCAGCGGCTGGACAGTATTCGGTGAACCTGGCGACCGGCGTCTATACCTTTGCCGCGGCCGATGCGAGCGCGTCGGTGCTGATCTCGTATCTCTACGCACCGAGCACCGGTAAGAAGCTGGTCGTGACCAACCAGCTGATGGGGTTCACGCCGACCTTCAAGGCGACGTTCTACACGCAGAAATCGACGCTCGGCGTGCCGGCCGGTCTGGCGCTGGTGCTGAATGCATGCACCGCGACCAAGCTGTCGCTGCCGACCAAGACCGACGATTACGAAATCCAGGAATTCGATTTCAGTGCGTTCGCCGATGCGGCCGGCACCATCGGCACGTTGTCGACGCTGGAGTACGCGCCATGAGTGGATCGGTAGTCATACTCGGCGGACGCCAGTTCCGGGTCGAGCCGCTGCGGCTCGGCCAGCTGCGGGCGCTGCTCGACGCGCTCGACGATCTGTCGGGCAAGACCGGCGGGGCCGTGGTCGATGCGGCGGCGCGTGTGATCCATGCCGGGCTGTCGCGGGCAACGCCGGAATTGACGCTCGACGGCGTGCTCGAACTCGAAACGACGATGGACGAGGTGACCGCAGCGGTCGCCGCGATCCTGCAAGTCGCGGGCTTGTCCGCCGCGGGGGAGACGCGATCGGGGGAAGCGGCGCCGGTGGCGAGCCGGCGGACGATGGTCGCGCCCGAATAGCGGCGATCTACGCCGCGCTCGCCACCGGCTGTTCGTATTCCTACGCGGCCATCGACGCGATGACGCTGGCCGAGGCCGAGGAAGTCTTTACGTACTGGGCCGACAACCCGCCGGTTCATGTGATGCTGCAGGTGATCGCGCGAATCCTCGGCTGGAAGCCGCCCGAGCGCACGATGTCGACCTTGGGCGAGGTCGTCGCAATGGCGCCGCCGGGCCTGGCGGTGGCCGACAAAGGGGAGTTCGGCATGCCGCCGCCGGTGCTTGATGCCGATATCCTGCGTGGCCGCAACCGCGCGCGATTGGCGAACAAGGGGAAAGAATTGTAGCATTCGCGCGAGCGACGCAGGGAGGCGCGCGGATGCGGGTACTGGCGGCCGTGATCGTCCTCTTCCTGGCCGGGATCGGACATGGCGTTGCCGCGTCCGCCGGTCCGGGCTATACCGCCGAAGAGGCCAGTGCGGGTTGTTATCACACCGATCTGCGCGTTTGCGTGATCTCGCTGGGGGCGGCGTTCTGGTTCGACATGCGCACCGTCGCGGCGCAGATCGCCAAGCGCAACGAGCTCGATGTCAACGGCCGCACGGCCCATCGCAAGATCACGATCGATGCGAGGCCTCCGGGGCAGACCGATGTCATCGGCATCAGCTTGACGCTCGCGTCGACGGCGCCGAACGACCGGGTCGAGAAGATCGAGCTGGATCTGCCCGGCAATCCGGAGCTGGCGCACACCGCGTCGGAATACGACGGCACGCGGCTTTACGATGTCGTGTCGGTGGTGCTCGGGAGCCATTGTCCGGGGCTCGACCGGCTGGCGCTTTACCGCTTCTACGAGAACAGCATCAAGCCGCGCGAAGTGGTCAAAACCAGCGTCCAGAAATACGGCATCTTTCATTACACGCGGCAAAGCGTCGACACCGAGGCGCAGCCGTTCTGCGGCGCGATGTTCAGCCTGCACGCCACGACCGAGTTCAACGGCACGCCCGACATGCCGAACCGCAGCCCCAAGACGCTGTCGTTCATCACCATCGAATAGCGCCCGGTCGGCCCGCCAGCGCGGCCGATGCCGCGCCTGAGGCGGAATCATGGCCGAAAGAGTAGAGATCACGATCGGCGCCAATATCGACGATGCCGTCGATGCGCTGGGCGCGCTGAAAGCGCGGTTCGACGAGCTGACGCACATCGCGCTGCAGGCGGCGCAGAAGATGCGGCAGGCCGATGCCGCCTATCTCGCCGCGTTCAAGAACGACATGCAGATCCTGGTCGACAGCAAGCAACTGTCGCTGCAGCAGGCGCTCGGCTTCGATATCGACTACACGGCGCAGCTTTACGCGCAGGAACAGACGCGGCTGCAGGCGATCCGCGACAGCGACAAGGCGTCGGCCGCCGATCGGCTCGCCGCCACCGCGCTGATGCGCGAAGCCGATCTGCGCTACACGACGCAGACCAGTGGCGAATACCGTCAGCTGGCGGAGGCGGCGCGCAGCCAAGCCGACCGCGTCGCGCAATCCTACGAACGTGCGTTCGACCGGGCCGGCAGCGCGGTGCAGCGCACTTTCAACGAGATGGTGACCGGTCAGGCGAGCTGGGCCAAGGGCATGACCCGTCTGGTGCAGGAGGTCGAGACTTTCTTTCTCGAGGAGATCGAGAGGATGGCGGTGAAATGGGCGGCCTCGGGGCTCGCCGGCCTCGCTGGTGGGGCGGTGGCGAACGCGGTCAGCAGCGCGCAGGCGACCGGCGCGGCCGGGCTCGGCGCCGGCCTCACCGCGCTTGTCGGCATCAACCAGCCGGGCGGCCTCTTGGGCACAGGACTGCTATCGGGGTCCGGCGGTGTCGCGGCGGGGACGCAAGCCGCGGCGATGACCGCCAATACCACGGCGCTCGGTGCCTCGACCTCGGCGATCGCCGCGCTGACCGCGGCGCTGACCGGGACCGCCGCGGCGACCACGACCGGTGCCGGCGCGACGCTGGCGGGCGGGGCGGCGAGCGTCGGCGGCGCCGCGGCGGGCGGCGGCGGTTTTTTCTCCTGGCTCGGCGGTCTGCTCGCCTTCTCGCGAGGCGGAGTCGTGCCGTCGGCGGCGGGCGGCTGGGCGGTGCCCAACCTCGCCGGTGCGACGCCGGCGCTGCTGCATGCGCGCGAGATGGTGCTGCCGGCGGACATCTCGCAGGGGCTGCAAGGGATGATCGCGGCGGGCGGCGCGGGCGACGCGCATTTCCACGCGCATTTCCACGGCCCCGCCGATGCGCCGGCGGTCAGCCGCTGGTTCCGCGATAATCTGCGCGGCAATGCCGGCGCGCTGCGCGACCTGTTCCGTCAGAACGCGCTGACGCCGCGCAGCTTCTAGGGCCGATCATGACCGCGATCTTTCCCACGCTGCCCGGTCTCGGCTGGAGCGTCAGCAAGACGCCGCGCTTCGCGACCCGCATTCAGCGCGCCGTCTCGGGGCGTGAGTTGCGAGTGGTGGAGCAGCCCAACCCGATCTGGACCTGGACCCTCACTTATTCGCTGCTGCGCGATGGGCACGATGTCCGCGGTGCGAGCGGACCGGGCGCCGGCTATGATGAGCTGCGTACGCTGATGGGATTCTTCCTGCAGCAGCAGGGTTCGTTTCAGCCGTTTCTGTTCGACGATCCGACCGACGACCGGATGAGCGA